GTATAAAGCAACAGGATCTTGCCAAACAGCTGGGCTTACCATCAGCCTTTCTATCAGAGATAGAGAACGGACACGCCAAGCTCCCACAGCGATGCTACTCCTTGCTCCCCGATGAGATACGTCCCGCGGTCATCTATGCCGTGATACGAGAATTGTACAAGCAGGCTGACCAGCTGCGCCCACTGCTGGAGGTCAAGCCGTAACCCTTGGGAATGTTGGACATTTCCCCTACAATGGCCTACCATGTCTCATGCCCAAGGAAGTTACGCAGGTAACACCGACACCCGAACGAATGAGGCGCGGTGTCGAGCTTATCGATCGTGCGATAGCTGACGAGGATGGCCGCCCGTCTCAGCCCTACCGCAGCATCGACATTCTCGCGGCCCTGGAACGTCGTGGCGCGATCAACGCAGAGATGCGCACCGCAGGTGAAGAGTTTCAGGAATTGTTCCGCCTCGCGCAGCTCGATCCCCTGAAAGCAGCGGATATGAGTCGCCCCTACGTGGACAGCTTCGGTAACATCCCGGCAATTGGAAGCCGTATCGAGAAGGCCCGCGAATCGGTATGGAAAACGATTCTCACCCTCGGTGGATCTAACGCACCCGGCGCCTCCTGCATATGGCACGTCCTGGGATGGGGCATGACCCTCAGCGAATGGGCTATAGAGCAAGGCTGGCGCGGTAAACGCGTATCCCCGGCAGCCGCGCCCATGGTGCTCATAACCGCTCTCGGCGTCCTCGCCAAGCCACCCCATTCCTAGCAGCTTGACAAACTTCAAAGTTTCTGAGAGTGAGTGATTACTCACCACAGCTATCCGTAACGCTATGGCATTTCGTAATGAACTGCCTCAGATGGTTCTCGCTCGCATGCGCCGTGCTCCTAACATTATCGCTTGCGGCGAATATCATCGCGAAGCTGAGCTAGCCGTAACGCGTTACCACTGAAACAGTAAACGAGAGTGGCGTTTGAAAAGGGCCATCCAAAGTACGGTGGTCGCAAGCCTGACGGTATAAACAAAGTCACCCGCGACATCCGCGAGATGCTACGCGAGAGCCTGGAATTGGCTGGTGGGGTGAAATACCTGGTGAGCCAGGCCCACGCAAACCCAGGCCCCTACCTAGCTCTCGTTGGCAAGATCATTCCGCAGCAGATCGACGCTACGATCCGCAGGGAATTGCCTCAGATGACCCGTGAGGATCTGCTCGAGCTGTTGGAAAGCATGAGATCTGCGGCAGAGCTTAAGCCAAAGCATCACCGCGTTCAGCCGCCCGCGCTCGCCCCAGAGCGTCCGCTATACCCCGATCAGCCTGGATATGAGCCCAAGGTCATCGAGCACGTACCGGAGAAGAAGGGCGAGTGAGGCCGACCTGCTGGCCGCAACATGGCTGCGACAAGGGTAAGAACCGTCAGGACAATCAACGGCTTACGTGCAGACCCGCGGATGCGTTATCCGCTAGTCTGGGTGGCAAGAGAGACGAATGATGGCTGAGTGTCAGGAATGCTTTGGGAGCGGGTTGGCGAAGGCGAAGGAGACGGTTCGCGTCCTTGGTCGGCCGGGTGAGTATTACGTCTTTCTGGATGGGCCGTGTCCCGAGTGCGGCGGGTCGGGGATAGAGCATTGCTGCGAGGGCTTGCGGGAGCAGCCGTCAGATGACTCCACCGGTTTGTAGGCTATGCGGGCATGCGCACTGGTTGCGGGACCCGCACATATTCCCGGACGATCCGCGGCCGGTGAAGGCTAAGGCCTTGGATGCGGCGATAATAGCCGCGTTCGACGTAACCGATACGCCAAAGTCTCCCGAATCCCCGGGAAAACACTTTGGGGCGACAGGTAACAATGGCGGAAATGCTGAGGTTTTGGCAAAAACATCTTTGCCATCCATAACGCCAACGGTCACGCGTTACCCGGCAGCCGTCACGTCCGTTACCTCCGAGCGGAAATGCGAGATTTGCGGCAACGCATTCAAGCCGAGCAAGGCGACCCAGCGACTCTGCTCCGGCGCGTGTAAGCAGAAGGCCTATCGGCTCCGCAAGGAAGGGATTGCGCCATGACGCTGGGCGGTGTGATAGAATGCCATTTGTCGCCGCGAGCTCTCGTCGCCCAAAGCATGGCATCGGGACAGGGTGCTGTGGAACTGCCCTGGCGGGCCACCATCTCGCGGCGACATGAATGAGCGACATGGACGTGGCTACGGCGCTTGCTAATCAGATTGCTGCCGGGCCCAGCGTATGGTCATCGCCGGAAGGCGTCTCGATTGATGATCTCACGATCTTGGCGAGGCAGTTCATCCGACTGCATGCCGAGGTTATGACGGCGAGGCGGAGTGATGACCAAGCCCACACGTGATAGGTTGCGCGAAGCCCTGGACAGGGATGCCGCTCGAGCGCTCGAGGCGTATGCCCAAGAGAAATGGCGGCAGGCCGGAGGGCGAATAGGCAAGCCCCTTCCTGAGCAAGGGCGGGCGCTTTTAGCTCAAGACCCCGTCATCGGGAAGCTCTACACAAAGTGACCAAGCCCACACCTGAAGACGTAGTTGAAGAGCTTCTTCTTCGCACCGAAGCCACTGAGAGCCTTGCGAGGTTCATCGAGGTTGCCTCACCCGACACGAAGCCTGCCGCGCATCATCTGCTTCTCTTGAACCGTCTGGAAGCGGTCGAGCGGGGCGAGATCACCCGGCTGATGATCTTTATGCCGCCGGGGAGCGCAAAGAGCACGTATGCCTCAATCCTTTTCCCGCCTTGGTTCCTTGGGCGCAATGCTGACAGGAGCGTCATCGGGGCTAGTCATGCCGGGGATCTCGCCGAGCGATTTGGACGCCGGGTGCGAAACCTTGTCGGTTCGACCGAGTTTAGGCGTGTCTTTGGTTTTGGCTTGTCAGGCGACAACGCCGCTGCGGGCAGATGGGAGACTGAGCGTGGTGGCGAGTATTACGCTGTGGGCGTCGACGCTTCGGTCACGGGAAGACGTGCTGATCTCGGCATCATTGACGATCCTGTAAAGGGCAGGGCGGAAGCTGATTCTCTGACCATCCGGGATCGGATCTGGGACTGGTATCAATCTGACTTCTGGCCTCGCCTCAAACCTGGCGGCCGGATTGTGCTGATCATGACGCGTTGGCACGAGGATGACCTGGCGGGACGTTTGATTGCGGACCAGGAAACCGGGGGCGAGCGCTGGGAGGTCCTTTCGCTCCCGGCCGAGGCCAAGGCAGGCGACCCGTTAGGGCGCGCTGTAGGGGCTCCGCTGTGGCCGGAATGGTTCCGTGAAGAGATGTTCACGGCGGCCAAGCGGGACGCACGAAACTGGAGCGCGCTTTATCAACAGGAGCCGGTTCCCGAATCGGGAGATTATTTCAAGAATGAGTGGATCAGATGGTATGACCACGCTCCGCCCAGAGAGCATCTCGAAGTGTACGGAGCAAGTGATTACGCTGTCACGGCGCAAGGCGGTGACTATACCGTACATGGCATCATTGGGGTGGACCCTCACGACGATATCTATGTCCTCGACCTCTGGCGAGAGCAGGCCTCATCTGACGTTTGGGTGGAAGCCGCGCTGGACCTGATGGAGCGTTGGCGGCCCATAATGTGGGCTGAGGAGAATGCGCAGATCGAGAAGAGCGTGGGGCCGTTTCTGACCAAGCGGCAGATTGAGCGTCGATTATTGTCCTGCTATCGCAAGCAATTCAGCTCGGCATTGAACAAGGCGACGAAGGCACAGAGCATTCGCGGCCGGATGGCGATGGGGAAGGTTTATTTACCAAAGCGGGCCCCGTGGGTGACGGCTCTGGTATCGGAGCTACTCCGGTTTCCGGCGGGGCGGAATGACGACCAGGTGGATGTTCTCAGCTTGGTCGGGCGGATGTTGGATGGGTTGGTCCGGGGCGAGGTACCGAAGGCTGAGGAGCCGTTCCGCGGGCTCAACGAGATGACGATGGACGAGGTATGGGAGAAGGGCCGCCCGCCGGGTTTTGAGCGTAGGGATTATCGGTACCGGATATGAGCAACGCATCGGACGTGGATATAGAGGAGAAGTTCGTTTCGCTTCTGGATGGGAAGTCTGCTTTGGATCAGGAGATAGTATTGCGCGTGATTGAGCGATGCGGCACTCCTCTGGAGCAACGTCTTGCGCATGAATTGCTTAACGAGCTGATTGGCCCTTAATGAAATGGTTTTTACGGCTCGCAGCTTTCTGTCTGGGCCTCGGGATCGCGCTACCGGCATTTGCGCAGACC